AGCAATTACATTAAAACCAGGGGCAGGTTCTACAACCTCTCCAGTCTTTTTGACCAATACTGGTTTTCCTTCTAAGATACCTTGTAGACACATAATCTTATTGGTCGCTCTATCAATCTCGTCAAGGAGAAGAATCGCACCGTTTTCCATAGCTTTAAGAACTGGTCCTTTTGAAAAGACAGTCTCGCCGTTAATCAACCTGAATCCACCTAACAAATCATCTTCGTCTGTTTCAGGATTAATTTGAACTCTGATGAATTCTCTTCCGAGTTTTGCAGCGGCCTGTTCTACCATAAAAGTTTTACCATTTCCAGATAGACCAGAAACATATACAGGATAGAACATCTCTGATTTAATAATTTTAACCACATCAGAGAATGAACCCCAAGGTACAAAAGTTGGGTCCTTTTTAGCATAGTTAGATTCTTCGTTAACTATTGATTGCATTTTCATTACACCAGCTGGTGTTTCTTGTGGGATATTGGACACAGTATTCCTTAATGGTTCCATTAGATTGGCAAAATCATAGGTCCCAATCTTGACCCTATTGTCAGCAGTGAATAGAGGATCCCAATCCTTGCCAGTATAGCCGAATTTCTTTCCAGTATCCATCACTTGAGATTTCCTAAAAGAAGTTTGATCAGGGAACACCTTGATCAGCTCTTCGAGGATAATTTTGGTTGAGGTTTTCATCGCATTATTCATAATATATTTACTCCTTTTTTTTAAATTACTTGTCCATTATACCATAAAACCAGGACAATGTAAAGTGTTTTTTGAAAAAAACTTTACTTTTTTTCGTTTTAGGCAACCGCGGCCCCAAATTTAGTCATTATAACTTTATTTGTTTTCTTAGATTTTGCGAACTTCTTGAACGCATTTCTAATTTGAGAATCCGAAGCATCGGTATTAACCTCGAAATCATCTTCATCGGTAGACAAAACTGAACCACCTTTGACCATATAGTATGTGTCATAACCATAAATATTGTTAAATTCTACACACTTGTTTTTTCTGTATTGAGCATTAACTTCTTTTCTAAAGTCATCTTCAAACTTGTTCTCTAAAGACCAATTGACATTATTTAATCTCCATCTCCAATCACTGTTAGAATCAGCCATAAAGAATCCAATGTTATTAGTATTGTATCTCTTTGAAATACTTTTTAATAAATTTTCTGTCATTGAAGCTCTACCATTATTACATGTAATAACTTTACCTTGAACAATCATTTTTATATCATCTGAGTATTTGCCATAGCTGTAATCTTTTTCTAATTTAGAAATTCTGTTAGCGTCTCCATCAGTAAAAGTAATAAAGTTCATCTTTTCAATATTGTGTTTTGAAATAAACTTTTTAACTAGGTCATGACTAACTACTAAAGCCTGGTTAAGAGGAGTTGACCCCCACTCTTCCCATCTTGACATATAACTAGTATATCCTCTTCCTGAATGTTCGTTAATTCTATAGTATAGACTTCTTGTCGCACTTTCAAAATCTTTCTTTTTCAGTTCAGATGAAACAAGTAAAGGCATTGATAAATCGTCCATATGAAGACATCCGTTCGGAACATCTTTATATTTGTTAGTTGTATCATGTCTCCAACCCTCTGTTGTAAAACCATATACTTCAAAAGGAATATTAACACCTTTACAAAACATAATTGTATGCATTACTTGGTCCATTACATACTTCATAGAACCAGACATTGAACCAGAAAAGTCAATAATCATAATCATACCATGGTCTTTTGCATCAGCCAGTCTTGTAGACCTTAGAAAAATATCATCGTTAGTTTTATATGACCACATTTTATTAACATCTAAATTACCAGTTTTAGCTGTAGTAGCATTAGCCCATTGTGTTGCGGCCTTTTTCATTTCAAATTCTTTTATCGCATTTTGGACAGATTTCTTAACACTTTTCATATATGGTAAATATTCATTATCAGCCTTATCAAGGCTTTCTAATTGCGATTTAACCCAATATGAAGTTTCGTCAGCCTCTAATTCTTTTTCAAGTTTATTTCTAACTTTAAATCTATCTTCAGCCAGTTCTTTGTATGAAATAACTGCGGCATCTCTAAACTTTTTAGGCATCTCTTGAATTATATTTGGCTGTCTGCCTAACTTGTCTTGGTCAATAAGTTTCTTTTCGTTTTTCCTAAACATCTCATCTGTTATTGAAACATCTTCAGAATGTTCAGGCTGAGTGGTGGCAGATTTTGAATCGTCTTCTGTTTTTTCTTCTTCGTCGTCTTCGTTAGAAGTTTCAGCATTAGATGATTGTTGTTCATTTTCATTATTTTCTTCTTGTTCATCGTTATTCTCCATATCATCATGACCCATAGGAGTTTCCTCTCCCTGGTCTTCGTTATTATTATTATCTGATTCTTGAACTTCAGGTTGTTGTAGAAGTTCTTGTTGATTGCCTTTAGTCCAACCGTAAATGTCTTTTACTAGGTCAACTACTTCGGCGAAGGTTTGAGTAGTACAAGCTCTGTTATAATACACTAATTCTTCGTCGTTAAAGGGTACTTCAATTAAATCCCTTAATTTTGTTTTTAGATTAATTTTGTCAATTAGTTTAGTTTCAGACCAGTCGATATTAGCAATATCTCCAAAGAATTCCCTTTTTAGTAAGTCTTGATATCCTCTTGTCATAGAACCAACAAGACCAGGATATCTAGTTTGAATTTTTCTCTCTATTCTAGCATCTTCAATAACATTAATATAAGACCTAGGACATCCTTCTAATTTTTCTGGACTGTCGTGCCAACCTTCATAAGGTGTTTCTAATGCGTGTCCTACTTCGTGACCAATAAGTAAATCATAGACATCTTTGCCCATGTCTTTCCAAAGAGGAAGGCCTAACTCCCTATCTTTAATATTGAACCATGCGGTAGAGTAATTACCGTGTTTAACAGTAATATTTTCTTTCGCAAGTAGTTTTGGTAGAACTGATTTATGATATTGTAGCATTTGTACTCCTTATTTTATGTATACATTATACTATAAAAAAGGAGGTCTGTAAAGTGTTTTGACGAAAAAAAGTATATATTTTTTATATCTATTTGTTATATACATATAACCAGATGATATATGGCGCGCCTGAGAGGATTCGAACCTCTGACCCACGGCTTAGAAGGCCGTTGCTCTATCCAGCTGAGCTACAAGCGCAGTAGTTCCTATGCTATTTTTGAAAAGTTCTTTTGTTTAAAAAATTCGATTTTACTTCTAAACTTGTTTTCAAGTATATCCCCTTTATGAGAAATAATGAAGACGTTGGTTCCATCTTCCAATGTACTTAGTATCTTTGTTAAGTTCTCAATACCATCGTGATCAAGGCTTGAGTCAAAAGTTTCATCTAATATAAGAAGATTGGTTGCCGCACTATTTTTGAGCTTGGCAATTTGTCTCCAAGTAAATAGTAATGATAAATCAATCCTCTGTTTTTCTCCTTCACTAAATGAAGCGTAATTAAATGTATCCCTATGTCTGGACCTAATAGTTTCATTAAAGTTTTCGTCAAGATGAAAGGCAACAAAGAAATCTAAGATTTGAAGATACTGGTTAATTAAACGATTCATAACAGGTAGATATTGTTTAATCACTTTCGTTTTAATACCAGTATCTTTCAGCATCTCCCCTATAACTTCATTATAAGTTCTTTCCTCTACTAAAGTTAGTTTAGATTCAGTTGACTTATCCTTTGTCTTTCTTAATGTTGAAAGTTCTTTTTTGGCCTTTCCTGTATCTCCGGTTTGAGAAGATAATGTATTAATCTCCGTCTGGACCTTGTCGACTTCTTTCTGTAAGAGCGTGATTTTTTCATTATTAGAATTAATTTTAGATTGTCTTTGCCTTAACTTATTTAGGTTATTAGCAATTTGAATACCTTCCTTCTCGGTAGTTGTAACCTCTTTTAGTAATATATCCATCTTGTCTTGAACATCACTTGCAGTAGATTTAATACCACTTAGTTTTTGGTCTTTAATCTCAGCTGTAATCTCTTGTTCACAAGTAGGACAATTATCATTCTCGTCATAGAATCGTGCATCTTTAACTAAAGATTTTATCTGATTTTTATAGTCCTTATCCATTGACTTAATTTCGGACATTCTTTCCATAAAATATTTGTGATTCTTTTCTTCTTCAGATATGAGTGAAGATAGGTTTTTGCCTAAGGTTTTAGATTCGTCAAATGTTTCTTCTATTTCCTTTTTATATATTTCTATAGAATCACGCTTTTTATCAATCTGGTCTTGATTAAGTGCTTCTAATCCTTTAATATATTTTGTTTGTGCATCTATTTTAGTATTAACTAAATCTATTTGATGAGTTATATCATTTAGATTATCTCTGACTTTTGAATTTCTTTCTTTAAGTAGTGTATTCATCTTACTAAAGATATTAATATCAAGTAAATCTTCTATGACTGCTCTTCTGGACCACGCTGGTAGTTGCATAAAAGGAATAAAGGAACTACTGCCTAATACAACTACCTGGTGGAAACTTTTGTGATTTAGTTTAAGAATATTTGTTTCCAAGTACTTTTGGAAATCTCTCATATTAGATGACTGATTGGTCATATTACCATTCTGCCATATTTCAAATTTATTTGGTTTAATACCACGGACGATTTTAAACTCTTGATTACCAACAGTAAACTCTACTTCAACTATTGTTTTCTTTTGATTAATAGAATTAACCAGTTGCATTTTACCAATGTCCCTATGTGGTTTACCAAATAGTCCAAATGATAATGCGTCCAATAGTGTAGACTTACCAGCCCCATTATGACCAACAATGAGTGTTGATGGGGATTTATCTAATTTAATTTCAATAGGGTCGTTACCCGTTGACAGAAAATTCTGCCACTTACATGATTTAAAGTGTATCATACTACCTCTAAGTTCTGTGCCTCTGTATAAAGCTTTCTCAATTCAACTTTTAAATGATCCTTATCGAGTTCTGTTTCGACAGCATCTACATATGAATCCAATAGAGTAGTAGTATCTTCCAGGGAAACTTTCTCGTCCTCGACGCTTTCTCCCAAATACTCTTCAAATGACTCTGCTATTTTGAGTTCATATGTTTCTATATTTTGTAGTCTGTCAACGAATTGATCAAACATATATAGATCATTTTTATTTAGTACTATAAGTTTAATAAACTTTTTCTCAAACTGTGAAACATCAATTTTACTATAATCAGTTTTTTCATCATCGTAAATAACTTTCTTAAACATAGTAATAGGATTACGCACAGCCTCTACTTCTCTTGTTTCAGTATCTAATACGTGGAAGTATTTTGGATCATCTACATCTGCCCAGGTAAATTCCATTTGAGAACCTAGGTAGTGTACATTACCTTGACTTGATTTAGTGTGGAAATGTCCTGATAATACCATTTCGAATCGCGAAAAAACATCAGCGTTCATACCATGCGGATTTGGAACACCAGCCATCATATCAAAACCTTTTAACTCTAAATGCGCGCCAAGAATAGGTGCATTACAAGTCATTGCAAATTTAGTGTACTCTTGATAGTTTGCATTATTAATCCAAGGTATAACTGCAACACCTAGTCCATCATAATCCAGGACTGTTGGTTTCATTACAATATTTACATTACTGGTAAAATAACCAAGCAATTCTTTGAGACTACACAGTTCATTTGTGTTTTTGAAATAGACGTCATGGTTTCCGGGAATAATATCCATGGTAATACCAGCATCGCGCATAGGCTCAAGAAAATGCTTACGATTAGCATTGAGTGCTTTAAAGTTAACGAATTTTCTGTGTTCATAGTAATCACCTAAGTGTAAAATATTTTTAATATTATGTTCTTTTAAATATGGAAAAAATACTTCTTCATAAAATCTTTCTTGATACTTTAAGAATATATCTGACGAATTACGGACACCACAATGAGTGTCATTCAATATAGCAACTTTCATAATTAAACCATAAAGAGTTCTAACTTCTCTTTCTTGGCCTTTTCCTCCTTTGCGAAATCTTTAATTGCGGTATCTTTTGCCTTCACTTGAGATATTCTACCTCGTAAAGTATCAACGTAGGCCATTGTTTGTTCGGCACCTTCGTTGTCCATACCCATTTGAACAAAATCTTCAATACCCATCTTTTCAATGAATCTGAATTTAATATCTTGTTGTTTCTTTTCTTTAGTAATTCTTCGAATAAAGGCATAGTAACATATTTGAGTAAAGTAAGAAAACGCATTAGGTTTTCCAGTTCTAGTTGCTGCCTCAATATTATAATTACCAATAGCCCTTAAACAATTCTCCACTGCGTCCATTACCATTTCTTCGCGATATGTGTATCTTACAAAGTTTGGCCTATGTGAAAGACCCTCTGCAATCTTAATAAAACATGTTGCGATATAATCAGTAACTTTTGGTTGTGGTTGTTCCTTTTCTTTTGCTGCGTGTGCTTGGACTGCGTAATCAAATACAGCCTGAGAAAAGTCCTTATTGTTTACATAATGTGGTTTGCTTTTAGCTTTTGCCATCTTTTTTCTCCATAATGTTATATTATACTACATTTTTCATTCAAAGTAAACCATTTTTTTTTAATTTTTTTTCAAAAAACACTTTACAAGCCGTCATTTTTGTGATATAATATATAAGTCAACCGGGAGGTTAGAGGTATACAATACTAATGTAACGTTGGTTCCTCTGTTTCCGGGACTGGATCATAGTCCTCATCGGTTATAGTTTCCAGTTCTTGTTCTATCATTTTAGTATAATGATCATTTCTTTCCATCAAAGCTTTCATCATGTGTGCAGTGTCCTGAACCTTAAACTGTTGCTTTGTTTGAGTATCTAAAATATATTTAGTATAAGCTTCTTGGATATCCTCATCAATAGGAACATGCTGTATACATCTATTTTTATATAATTTAAATATTTTTTGGGACGAGAGAGGAAACCAGTGCACAAATGTTAATTGACCAAACATATTGGTTGTAACTAGAACTGGTCTTTCTATTATATAATTATCTGCATTCTTAGTCTGAAGTACAGCAATAATATCATCGCCATTAAGTAGTTTAAATTGTCTTATGATCATACTATATATTTATATCGTAAACTTTGTACGAAAATTTTTCCTTACTATATATTTTAATTCTTTCTGCTGCATGTTGTAGTGTATAATTCTTTCTACTCTTCCAATGTAAGTCATCGGCTACATCATATATTGTGGTAGGTTTACCATCGGCAGACTTTCTTAATCCTCTA